AAACAGGGGCTGAGTCGTAGTGCCAGCCCCTGTTTACACAAAAGGAGAATATGAAAACATTAGTCAGAAGTGTTAGTAACACTAACGTAGGTGGTGAACCTTTACCTGCAGTCTTTAAAATATTTGAAACCGCAGGTATAATACTTCGAAGAGCAGAGGTTACAGTTATTGCAGGCACCCCAGGTGCAGGTAAATCCTCAATTGCCCTAGCAATTGCTGCTAAAACTAAACTACCAACCCTTTACTTTAGTGCAGATACCAACGCACACACAATGGCAATGAGGCTTATTGCCATGACAGGTAACATCAGCCAACAACAGGCTGAACAATTAATTAAACGTCAACCAGAAAAAGCAAAAGAAGTTTTGGCTAATGGCAATCATTTATTCTGGTGTTTTGAATCTACCCCAACACTAAAAGACTTGGATGAAGAAGTCTCAGCATTTGAAACTATTTGGGGCAAGAGCCCAGCACTTATAGTTGTAGATAATCTTATGGACATAGCAATGGATGGTCATGATGAGTTTGGTGGTATGCGTGCAGCCATGAAAGAACTTAAATATCTAGCCAGAGATACAAATGCAGCACTATTAGTACTACACCATACAAAAGAGGGATACGAAGGTAGCCCATGCCAGCCACGGTCATCAATCCAAGGTTTAGTTAATCAGATACCAGCAATGGTATTAACTATTGGTCAAATGAAACAGGCAGATATAAATTATTTATGCGTAGCAGCAGTAAAAAATCGTTATGGTAGAGCCGACCACACGGGCAATAGTTATGTAACTCTTCTATTTAATCCAGAGTCTATGTATTTAGATGATGTTATAATTAGATACCTAGAACAACAAAAATTATAATGAGTAATCCACGCAAAGCAAAGGGTTCCAGCGCAGAAAGAGATGTAGTTAATTGGTTAAAAAAATGGTTCCCATATGTAGAGCGTAGAATTGCGGGCACACACTTAGACAAAGGAGATATAGCAGGAGTTAATGGTGTAGTTATAGAAGTAAAGAATCAAAAAAAATTAGATTTATCTGCGTGGATAAAAGAATTAGAAATAGAAATTAGAAATGATAAAGCATGGACAGGTACAGTTATACACAAACGCATAGGCAAAGGAGATGTAGGTGAATGGTACGCAACGATGCCCGCAAAAATATGGATAGAACTAATTAGGAAAATACTAAATGAAAAAAATAGTTAAAAATATTGTTAAAGATTTAGAAGATAAAATTAGTACACATAAATCATTAGCATTAAGTTATGAATCTCAAAATGATGTTGCTACAACTGATAGACATTACACAGCAGTTTTTGCATATGAAATGGCTTTATACATTGTAAAAAAACATCATAAAGAAGAAAGGATTTTAACTTTTGGTAAATGAATTATTAGTTTTATTAACATTATTTCAACAAGAAATGATAGGACTTTTATTGTGGATAAGCACAGTATTGCTGAGTATCTAAAGTATATAGGCGCCAACCTGCCAACGGGTGGGCGTGGTTGGCGCAAAATGAAATGTCCGTTTCATGATGATAGCCATGCCTCAGCAGCCATTAACTATGATGAAAATAGATTTAAATGTTTTGGTTGCGGAGCACAAGGCGATGTTTATGATTTAATTATGTATAGACAAGGAGGTAACTATATTGAGGCTATCCAATTCGCAGAGAGCATATCTCTTGCAGGCAACAGACCAGTACGCAAAGCACCTACATTTGGCAGAAGAATATCTTTTGACCCGACATCTCTCGGTAGAAGAGGGCAAGAGTTTTAAGTTAGGTGTTGTAGCCGAACCATTACCAGGGCATGAAGCCTACAAAGGTAGACTATCAATCCCTTATATAACACCATCAGGTGTAGTTGACATTAGGTTTAGAAGTATAAACAACAATGAAGACCCCAAATACATAGGTATACCTGGGGCTAAAACTACAATGTTCAATGCACAAATAGTTTTAACAGCAGGTAGTTATATATGTGTAACTGAGGGTGAGTTAGATACAATTATACTTTCAGTAAAAACAGGACATCCATCAGTTGGTATACCTGGAGTTAATAATTGGAGACCATACTATACAAAAATATTAGATGATTTTGAAACAATAATTGTATTAGCAGATGGTGATAATCCTGGTCTAGAGTTTGGCAAAAGACTGAGTAGAGAATTACCAAATGTTAATTTACTACAAATGCCAGAAGGTCATGATGTTAATAGTATAATTGTGCAAGAAGGAAAGGAGTGGATAGATGAGCGAATCAAAAAATGTTTGGGAAACTGATGAAATCTTTTGGGATTTTGTAAAAAAAAATAAACATATAGTTGGGTTTGTTATATCAGATGAACAAGGTTTAGACATATTAAATGCATTACGAGATATTTATTTGACTATAGATGAAGACTCAAATAGTGCAAAGCATATGATTACATTACTAGCCATAGTTTTACATGCTAGTAGTTTAGGTGAAGGTAAACAATTTACAGATGAAATGCAAGTATTGGCTGCAATGGAGCAGTTTGACTCAAGTATGAAGGAGATATTAGATGAAGAACCCAGGTGATATAGATACAATTACAAATCAATTAACAGCATTATTACTTAAAAAACAGGAAGATTATGGCCCATTAAATATATCCCATGCACCAGGTGGGGCTATGAATGGATTACGAGTTAGGATGCATGACAAACTAGCAAGATTAAATAATCTAATAGATAGTGGCAACACGCCGAATTATGAATCCATTGAAGATACCCTTATAGACCTGGCTAACTATGCAATAATAGGACTATTAGTACAAAGAGGACAATGGGAAGGCACGTAAAAGTAAATGAGCCAAGAGTGGATACAAGATTACGATTTGCTTGTATCCTCTCTTGCGGCTGAGTATGTAAAAAAATATCCAATGTTAGAAGTAGAGGATATTAGGCAAACATTATGGATGTGGTTTGTTACCCATCCAGTTAAATATAAAGAATGGTCTAAGTTACCAGACAAAGATAAAGAAAATTTAATTAGTAAATCATTACGTAATGCAGCAATAAGTTATTGCGAAAAAGAAAAATCACAAACATCAGGATATGAGTTAAGTGATTTATATTATTACGACTCTTCAGTTATTGAAGTATTTTTGCCATCCATCATTGGTAACAGTTATGAAATGCCCAACAAAATACAAGACCTTAACTTTAAATTTGGTAAAGGTGAAGTTACAGATGGAAAAAATTGGTTAGTCATTAGGTCAGATATAGAAAAAGCATACAACAAATTGACAGAGGCTAAGCAAAATATTTTAAGACTACGTTTTAGTGCAGATAATTACGAGTGGAATGATTTAGCCAAAGAGTTAAACACGTCTGCTGACGGAGCAAGAATGAAAGTTAAACGTGCAATTAATTCTATAATTAAATATTTAGGAGGATGGAAGACCTACCCAGATACAGATATAAAGGAAAAAGAAAAAAATGACGAACGAACAGAACCCTAAAAAAATAAAAAACATGTTTAAAAAAGATTATAGTAGGGCAATGGACCTACGTGGTCATCCTATAGGTAATACCTGTGTCTGTGGCTCAGAATTATTTAGGGCTATAGTAGCCTTTGACTCAGGAGAAATAGTGTATTATTTCTTAGATGGTGAGTGTGTAGATTGCAACTCATTAGTTACTTTACCTACCCCAATAGATGACTACGGAATGGATTGCAATTAGTATGATAGTTAATTTAACTCAAGAAGAGGTTAGAGTATGTACCCTACTAGCGGTAGAAAGATGGCTTATTAAATTTGGTTCAACAGATAGACCTAATTACGCACAAGGTAAAGCAGATGGTAAACTAGAACCTGAGATTAATGCTAACATACGTGCTAATGTATGTGAATGGGCTGTTGCAAAACAATACGACTTAGCCTGGAATACACCCTGGTATCCAAATGGATTACATACTAAACGACATTTCATATCAGATGTTGGAAACAATGTAGAGGTTAGGTCAGTTAGAACTCAAACAAGTATTCCCTTTTGGGAAAAAGACAAAGAAAAAATTATTATTGGGACTAAATGTTTAGATACAGAGTACTATTCTTTAGTAGAAATATATGGTTATATTAAGCCAGAAGATTATATGAATGATGAGTACTATGATAATTACATTAATGGCTGGCGAGTACCTCTAACTTTGTTTAAAGAGTACTCAACTAGAGTTATCTAAGTAGAGGGGAACTACTTAGAAAACAAGAAAAGCCCCCGCTTCCTAGTATCTCTACTAGGGCGGGGGCTATTCGTGTCTATAAAGGGCCTTTAAAGGCTAATTAGGGGTATCTATTTGGCTCCTATGCCGTACTCTTTTTCGGTCTTGTCTGCCCATTTAGCCAATGGAGCGGCTAGGGCACCGATTAGAATTGCTTGCTCTGGTGCTAGGTCAGCAGCAAGGGCTAGTCCCATAGTGATTGCTGATGCAAGTACAGCCCGTAGATAAGACTTAACTGCAGCCTTAGTCTTCTTGCTCTTTAACTTACCGATTAGGTCTTTCATTGTTTCTCCTGTTTTTTTTAGGTGGTACACCCATCCAACTGAACCAGTTAGAATCATCTTTAGCATACTCTGTCTTAATTGAAATGTGTAGATGTTTATTGTGTGGGTTGCTACCTTTGTAGGTATGCTCCCCTTTTTCTTTGCTCCAAATTTTACCTTTAAATATTAGATACTTAACCCTAAAATCTGACTGTAACTTCTGATAGATGTCCTTGCAGTCAACACCATTGTCTGGGTCGTGTGTTAAATCAACAGCCAGTCCTGTATTGTGGTCTGAGTTAGGACTCTGAGTTAAATGAGCAGCAGATGGTAGTAGACCATCGCTGGCTTT